CCAGTATTCCAATACGGATTCCATCCTTAACTGCTGCCCCCCGCGCTCGGATCAGTTCGGCGGCGCTTGGTTTCTCGGTAACATCACCGTTTTGGTCATCCATGTGAGAACGGATGATTTCTTTTACCTTGTATCTGTCTATGTAGCCAACAAAATACGGATCATCTAACCTATCTATCTCTTCCAAAATCTTCTCTAGTACGTTCATGTTCTCAACTCCATTCTTGACCTTGTATTTCAAACTTCTTTCCGCATTTTTGACATTCTAATATTTCATAATCCCAATCTGACGGGTGTCCACATAAATCACAGAATTCTGAATAATCATATTCATTTTCTTCTTCGCAA